TATAAAGCTTGAACTTTTGGGAGCCATCAAACCCGATACGGTTGCGATGTCTGTTGCATTGGTGGCCCCTGTGCTTGCAATGTTGGTGGCATTAGTTGCCCTGCCTGTCGTGTTGGCATTTATCAGAACCCCCGTTGCCGCCGGTATCGAGGTTCCTAGCAACCCGGAAACCGTAGCTATATCAGACGTATTCTTTGCTCCCGTAGCAGCGACGGCCGTTGCATTGGTGGCACCTGTGCTTGCAATGTTGGTCGAATTGGTGGAGATGTTCGTTGTGTTGGTGTTGATTATTACCCCGGTCAATACCGGAACGCCAGCTCCAACCAGACCAGAAACAGTAGCTATGTCGGCAGAATTCTTCGCTCCCGTAGAAGCAATGTTTGTGGAGTTAGTTGTCCTGCCGGTCGTATTGGCGTTGATTATTACGCCAGTAGCTACGGGGATTCCTGAAACGTCTACCCCATTGATCCACTGCGACCCATTATACTTAAGCACTTGCCCGTTAGAGGGGCTACTAATTAAAGTGTCGCTTAATTCATCCAATGAAATAGTTGTTATAAAGCCCGCAGCATTGACGGCCTTGGGGGTGAGGGCGGTTGTTGTTGAGTTATTAATGCTATTTTGAAGCTTAACAATTCCGGTGACAGAGGTGGTTCCGGCTACTGCGTTGAGGGTTGAATTGGAGGTGTCCGCCTGTAGTCCTGTTCCGGCCCCCGCATAAGCTGCTGTAGTTTGTATAGTTCCATCATTGAACCTCAAGCCAGTAGAGCCAAGAGAAAGTCCGGTAACATATACTACATTTACATCATCTCCATAGACCGACTTGGCTGCGGGGTAAGTAACGAAAACATACGCACTTCCTCCGAGGCTAATCTTGTTATCGCTATTGCTGCTTACTAGAACCGTGTCTCTAGTTAGTGTGTTGCTGCTATAGGTTCCAATTCCGACCTCCCAGCTATAACCATCTTCAATAGCATAATAAGTCTTGGAGCTATCGCCCAATACTGAGAAGTCCTGAAACCCACTAACAGAAGAGTCAAGGGATATTGTCCCCGCTCCCACCGTAGAGGTTTGTTGTCTTATTCTGTCGTTAACCTTCACCATCTTCCATTACCTCAAATATACATCTAAGTCGCCGGTTTGAAAAGTAAATGTATCATTAACCTTGACATCCTTTGCCGTCGACAGCACAGCGTAGTAAAGTAAGTTCCCTGCGCTTGAGCCATCAGAAATAAATACACCTGATACGTTGCCCCAGTCGGCAACTGCTCGTGGAAATTGTATTTCTTTTAGGTTATAGCTATGACCATCCCCCTCTACCGGAGCACTCCATTGTCCGGTTCCGGGAATATATGGGACACGCGAGTACCCTCCTCCACTTAACTCATCGGAAAAGAGACCAGATTCTAGGTTGCCTGAAGAATAGGTTCCTACGAGCCCTATATAATTAGAGGCTGGGGCCGTAAAGGGGACGGTCCGAAAGAGATGGCCTATCAGCCCGGACTCCATATAATTAGACATCGCAGACATTGCACAATCTCCGTTATATTAAAAAAGCCGCCCCCAGTAACACCAAGGTCACTAAAGACGGCTTATTTTAATGCTCAAAAAGCCCGCTTAGAAGGAACCAAGGAGCACTCTTCGGTTGTCAAGAACTGCAAAGCCATGTTCGGCCCATCCATATAGACCGGCTCGTCTCTGACGATGAAGTGTATCATCTTCAAAGATCTGCACGCCCTGTCGGACCGGCATAACAAAGCTATCTTGGTTTCTCAAGTCCAAGCCAACGACAATTTCCTTATCGCCACTCGGAAGAGATCCGCTCAAGTCGCTTTCATAAAAGAGTTCGTACTCCTGTCCCTCTCCGAGCTCATCCAGATCGTGAAGGTTTACTTGGAAGATTCGGACAAGCAGTCCGCCTTCTTGGGTAATGAGCTGCCTGCGGGTGATGTCATCAACCTCATCAACTCCCCAGTTGCGAATATCTTCGATACCCTCTGGGCTGAGGAAAAGATCGGTCAAAGCGCCGCGATTAATCGAGGTGCTATTTCCACCACCATTGCGTCGCATGACGGTTTTCATCAAAGAAACAAGTCTCTTCGAGAAAACGCCAGCCGAAGCATCGGCATCATATACCAGAACATTACGGTCAACGCCAGCACTAATCATTGTATGCCAGCCATCATCGTTCATCTTTTTGACGAACTGCGATTCCATAACGCCCATTGCTCGCCCCACAACATCCCAACGAGCATCTCTAGCGTACTTCAAGAGCCAATCAATCGAGGCACCAACATCGTATGTTGGAACCATGACGTAATCACCCTCAACGTGACGCTCTGGAATGCGACCGTGATTTGGAATAGTGTATGCGACAAAGTCTTTTTCGGTTCCGGGTGCCAAGAAATCCAGAGGAAATTCTGCCGTAGCGCCGGGACCAAGTTGGATAGCTTCAAAAATGCCATCCAGAATATTTCCACTCATAACTCCTTTGCGGAGGGGAAGCTCAAGCGCTTTCGCAAGTTCTGCGGTTGCGGCAAGAGATTCCTCTTTCTTTAGTGAGCCAGCCTTGCTTAAAAGCTGATTCATTTCTTGAGTGGGCTCAAAAAATTTGTTAGCCATCTAAAATTTCTCCTAGAATTATGTTAAACGATGTTGATTGCAACCTTGGCGTACCCATCGGCATCCTTGGTTGATAAAAATCGACCTACCTGAGTTGATTGTGCGTCCTTCGACTCATATCTCTGCACAGAGGTCAAGTGACCATTGGCATCGTAATAAGCCTTAGCGCCAACAGTGGGCGTGCCCGAAATCAGGTTGGTGACTACAGTGCCTTCACGAAGAATAAGAACTTTTCCGCCCTTTTGAACCTCGTCTTTGGCATAGTTAATGTGCTGTCGCGTAAGGTCAATGTTAACAACATCGTTAAGCAATAGACCGGCAGCGTTACCGCTAGCATCTGCGTTCGCAGTAGGAATCTTTACCTTAGCATTACTATCATCCATGGCCGAGCCAGAGCCGCCGGTATCGTGAATAACGATAAGGCCACGCTCTCCGGTAACATTCATGAAGAAGCTCAGATCAGTAAGAAATTCTACTCTATCTGGTTTAAGTGCCATTTTTCTTATTCTCCTGATTCATTTTTTAGGACATAACTGTTGACCCAATCTTGAAGACCCGAGCGAACATGCTGTAGCTCTTCGGATTGCTCTTCAGCAGCTACTGACATGTCGATAGCCTCTTCGACATCAGCGGTTTCTAAAACCTCTTCGTCAACCGAAGCATCTGCCTCGCCTTCGTCGGAGTCATCGGTTGCTTCGTCGGCTGCGTCCTCGTCGGGCGCATCCTCTTCTGCTCGTCCGCCCATGCCGGGGGAAGCAGTATTGAACTCAGCAATCGTATTAACAACATCATTGAATTGCTCTTCAGAAAGGGAATTAAGAGTTTCAATTTTTGCGAGCGCGTCCTCTTCGGAAAGGCCAGCGGCCACCAAAGAAGAAACCCTTGCAACCTTGACTCTTTCTTTTTCCAGCTCTTGAAGCTGCGACTCAATCTCTTCTCGCGCCAAAACCTCTTCAGCAAGCTTGGTTTCAAGCTCCTCTGTCTTGGAATTGGCTTCATTCAGATTATTCTGAGCTTCTGTAAGTGCGGTGGAGTATGATTCAAGCGACGCATTAAGTTCGTTCACCTGAGTCTCCCACTTGTCTACATTAGCTTTAGAAAGCTTGTCGGCCAGACTCGTGTTGTCAACTTGTAGCTGACTGATCTGTTCCTTAAGCTCTTTAATCTGATCGTTCAAAACTTCATTCGACATATCAGAATTCTCCTGTAATTTTGTTGTGCTAGAAAGATTTTCTTTTTCTACCTTAATGGATACACCATTATGCTCAGAAAACAAGTTTTCTATAGATGAAGCATTGGTAAAATTGAAAATGTGGTTCTTATCAAATATAACGCTTTCGGGATTGGCTGGCTTTTCAACAAAGCCCTTTCCGGAGAAAGTAATGCTTTTTAGAAATCTTCCAACCTTGTGGTCTTGATATGAGCCCGTTCCACCGTAAGATCTTAGGTGTTTGCTAAGAAAGGACGTTTCCTCATTCCTAGCCAATATTCGGTTATTCCCATCGGGGGTAACGACAGCATAATCAAAGCCACGGAATACGCATTCCATAGAGACAAACATATCGCCTCTCTCTATTTTTTCTATAAGTTCTTCTGCTCTTGTTTGATATTCGGGGTCTTGCCATTGTCTATAAATAACAGAAGCAACAAGTATGTGATATGGATCAGGCAGGTGGTCTGCGCTAGCATTGTTATCAATAAGATTAAAATCAGTATCTACCGGCCAATTGCCTATAATTCCCCCAACAATCTTCTTTTCATCGTGCTCAAGGTTTGCGGGCTTATATTGAGGAGTATTCCTCGCTGCCCAGACCTCATCTTTACCAAAAACATCATCGTTTTTATTCCATGTAGTAGATACTAAAATAGAATAGGTATGATAGATGTCTCCGTCGTCCTTCGATGCATTTGTAAAAAAATTATCTAATGCTTTTGCATAAGAAGGCTGACTTTGAAGCGTTATGGGATTGTCTTGGGGAGGGTAAAGTTGTGATACATAGGCAACCGAAGCCTTAGATCTTATTTGATCTTCAAGGCCCGCAACCTTTTCTTTTTCAAAAACAATAATATCGCTCATAGATTACTCCCTTTTGTTTTTTTACACCAAATAGTGGTTTTACGAATTTTCTTGGTGATATACATAGAAAGCAGCCCTCAGCTCGCGTATTTCGCTAACAGAAAGGCGTCTTTTCATTTGTTCTGAGGCGTCTGTAATCCATAGATTACATTCTCCGTAGACTTCCTCTTCGATGGGGTCTTCATTCATTGCTTCCAAGATGTTATTAAAATCAACTTCATTTTCATAGTCTAGGTTGCAAAGGATTTCAAACTTTACTCTTTCGACCTGATCAAACTCTTGGCTGGTTAAGCTGCGCATGTTCTTTTTGTCGAACTGCTCCAATAAGCCTTGATTGACATGTTTAGATATTTCTTCTTGAGCAGACCTTGCCCACAGCAAAACAGAGGCCCTGTCTCGGGGCTTGTACTCTCTTTTTTTGCGAGGAGAAATGTCTCTGGAGTTTTTTGGCCTACCAGAGTCTCCAGTGGGTTCTTCTTTATCTTCAACCCTATCGGTTTCATTTTTAGTTCTGCGAGATGGCTGCCTCATTTCTAGAGCAGACTTATCATCTCCTCCTTCTTCTAGCTCTACGCCAACCTGAGTGGGGGAAACAACACCAGTTTGAAGCGCAATTTTTTCAAGAGCAAAATCTTTATCGACAGCATGATATGGGCTAATCTTCTCTGACATTTTACCAGAATTCCTTTTCTTGTTTTCCGAAGAAAGTCTATTGGATTCGACAGATGGGGCAGCTTTAACATTACGCTGCACGAATTCATCGCTGATAATGTTTCTGTCCGCCAGACTAATGAGAAGCTGCGTCATTGCAGCAGGGTCATCGAGGTACATAAAGTCAAACTCTACTTGGGCCGAGATCCTAAAGCCCATTGCCTCCTGAACAATTTTAATCTGCTGTAACCAAAAGTCAGTAATTATATTTCTTACATAATTTAGTCTCTCTGTTAAAGTCTTGAGAGATATAAAGTTGTTTGTGGTGCCACTCGCACCAAAGGTTCCGGTCAGAGTGGGAGGAATCCCTAGACATGCATAAATAGACATCAGGGTAGGACGGTACTTTTCTTCCCCTAAAAATCTTTGAACATCAGTGCCGCTTTCAATAAGCTCAATATCGGGACCCCACACAATATCCGTAGAGCCCCCTCCAACACTCGCGCCAAGTATCTCTCCCAAGGCGGAAGCTGCCGTAGGAGTCGGTGCAAGCTTGTGATCTAGGCTTCCAAGTTTCCATACGCGTATTTTATTTACAGCGCCATCTAGAGCCGCCTTATCAGCGAGCTTAAGCTTTTCGTACAAAATAAGATCGGAAAAGCACGCATAAGTCATCGGGTCGGCCCACTGCTGCCAATCATCTTTCTTGTAGTGAAGCATGAAAGTTTTCTCTGGGGGCAGTAGTATACCTTTAGAGCTTTCTGCGGCCTTCACTATTTCCTGCGGCAATTTAGCTAAAACACTTCGTTCTGCCGGATTGTTACTGTTTTTTAGTTTGGCTATTTCTCTTTTGAAACTGGTGGGAAGCTTCATTGTGTATAGCTTTTGCTGTCCTATCATATTGGACACTTGACCGCCCACAACACCTATTAGGAGGGGATCAAGAAAAACATACTGCCATGGGATTTCCCCTTTCTGGAAATTGCGATTACTTAGTACGGCTTCCATGTCTACAGTAGCGACAGATTTCTGCATCTGTAGCCTTTTTTGCTTGTTAAGTTTCGCAGTTTTCATTCTAATTGGCACGTTCGCTTCTCTGAAAAGAAGATTACACATTCTTTCAGATACGGTTTTACCCTGAGCGCGCATAAACCAATCGTTATAAAATTTTTCTATTCTTTTGTTTGGATGTATTAGGCGAATGCCTTGACAAGCAAAGTCGCCCATTAGGTCTATAGCATTTCTTATTAAGCCAATACGTCGGTAAGACGCTCGGGCGAAAGCAATTATTTCTTGATGGGATCGAGGTGTCGCTGAATCAGGACGGAACCAGTCATAATCAGATTGATTAAACCCCGGCTTGCCGCTTAGATAAGTTGTTAGGTCGGAGAAATCTCGACCTCGGGAGCCGACTGAGGCTGAACTAAACTCTTGAACCGTATCAGAGTAGCTAGCCAAGGCAAGGTTTCGTGCTGCGGGATCGTCGGAATCCCAGCTTACATATGCGGCACCCTCTCCTATTTGCTGATTCTGCTTGTCTTTACTGCGGGGATATTTCCTTTTTGCCACCTTCTTCTCCATCTATAAAAAATGAACAACCAATACCTATTGTATACTACACCAATGACTATTGTTTTCTGTGAATGCCAAAAAAGGTCCGGGGGTCTATGTTCCTTGCCCATTCCGGGCCGACATACATGCTTTTACTTCCATCTTCTCCCTCTTGTCTCGGGCCTGCTATCCTGCCTATGTTTTGATAAGTAGTAGGAGGCGATTGTCTGTGAATGGTTCGAGCTATCATGTTTGCTATAACAAGGGCACTATAGCGGTCTTTTCTCATCCTTCCCTTTTTGCCCGTTTCGAGCTTTATCTCTGGAGTGTCCCATCTTTCTCTACCCGCAGCGGTAGATGACATAACAATAGTAGATAGTTCATTTTTTAGTTCTTCTATTTCCATTACGGCATCTTCTAGGGTGTCATAAAGTTTAAGAGCGTGTGACTCTCCCACCTTGTTTTTCATTTCGTTGAAAAAGACCTTATCTTTTTCTGTGGTTAAGCTTAGGGTTAGGGTATCAAATCTTGGGAAAAGCAAAACTTTGTCTTCCATGTCTTTTCTTAGTCCGTGGTTTGCCTCCGATGTCCAAGTGGCTTTTGCAAAATTTATAAGTTCTAATATATGGTCTCCGGCCATGTCGTCTGTATCTTTTTCTTTTCCTTCTTCTATTATCTCATATATTGGCCTTTCTCCGGCTCGAAGCTTGTCAGCATCTCTAAGGGATTCGGCTATGGTAAATCCTCCTCCTTGAGAGTCAATGCCCACCCTAACGCAAGGGAATAGCTTTATTAAGTCTCTTATTTTTCTAGCACAAAAGCTATAATAATCGTGAGAGTCGGTAAGGCCCGCTTTTCTTCTTCCCTGAAAGTCTTTCTTGTTCGTTGTCCACGAATAAACAATTCTCTGGTGTTCGGGGTGAAGCTCAACGACAATCACGGCAAAATTATCTTGCTCTGAAGCCGGGTCAACCCCTATTACATAAGAGGGGCCAGCGTTTGCTCGGGTAACTGGATCAAAGGGCTCTGGGCACCAGAGAGGCCATCCGGGGCGGTCACAATTTTGATCACTAGCAACGCAGGAGTGAATCAGGCTTCTCTTGAAAAAGCCTTGACTATCCGAAGTGAAGCAAGCCCCATATTCCATTTGATAAATTCCATTATGCATAGTAGCCCTAGCGCGAGAGACTTGCTGATCATCCATGAAGCCCTCTGGAATAAGCTCGTATGGTATTCGTATAACAGAAAAGGAGTGCCAGTCAAGTCGCTGCATATACTCAGGTATCTCGTCTTCCCCTTCTCCTTCTCCCGTTTCTTGGGCAACCTTTTGGAAATCGCCTTTGTTTTTAATAGTAGATTTATATTTTTTCCAATATGAAGCGTATGGCTCAAAGCCATACCCGGCAGTTCCAGAAATAATAGATTGGTTGGTGTGTCTGTCTTTATAGGCATCCTCAAGCTCTTCATTCCAAACGCCGTCTTCCTGCATCCTTTTGCGTCTAGCGGCCTCTTTTACGTTTTCGGTAGGATTGCTAGAAACGGCAGCAAAGCCCGCAACAACTGTCTCGTAAATATGAGTAGGTATGCTATTGAATTCATCGGCTACGATTGTATGTGCTCGAAGGCCTCTTATTTTACTGCCGTCCCCAAGTGGAACCGCCATAGCCCAACTGTCATTTACCCTTAGAGTACATCTATCTACATCTCTTCTTGGGCCGCTGTTGTCTGAACAGATACTTTGAAGTATGGGGGCGCTTCTCCATATAGTATCCATATATTCAAAGATAACCTTAGATTGGCGGAAAGCCGCGCCAACTATTACTATTTTTGTACGTGGAATAAATATGCAGCGGAGGAGACAATAAACCGCGAGGAGAAATGACTTCCCAAAGCCACGGCTGGCAATATACATTGGGAAAGATTTTCCCCAAAGCTCCCTTAGTATAACCGTCTGGACCGGGAGTAGATCAACATTTAACAACTTCTTGACTGTCCAGTGGAAATAATCAGGATTCCTCATTAAGCTTAGAATGTGAAGATGAAAGTTCTCTCCTGCATCTGTAGAAAGGCCCGAAAGGGGGTTCTTAATGTCTTTTATATCTTCGTTTGTAAGGCCAAGCCAAGCTTCTTCATAGCCTTCTACGTCAAACGTGGGTTTCATGGACTTTCCTCATTATTCTAAATGCCATTTCTTCTGCAATCTTTTTATTATCGCACGCAACAACATGTACCCCATATTGGAGTTGAATTGTGGAAATTACTCGCAACATATATTTGCTTTTAATCCGCAGGGACTTCCATTTTGAGCGTGGAATTCCTGAGCCTTCGGGATACCTATAGATGTCCAGCCACCCAAATTCCAAAAGTATAAAGGCGTAAGGGAAAGTAGACATCTTTTCTAGCTCCCTAAAGAATCTGTCCTCTCCGCAATTTCCGGCAAATTCAGAAACACCTTCTTTTCTTTCTATACATAAGAGATGTTCCATATTTTCTATAGTATAGTCGCCTACATCTATCTTGGTACGGGTTGTTCCGGAACAGTACGCATCCTCATCAAACCACCATCCGTGGCCTTCTTTTTCTCGGGTATCTTTTATAGCATGAAACCTACTCATCTTCTTCTCCGAGATCTTTTAATTTGTTTAGCATTTTCCATTCTAGTATTTTTATGAAAAGGATGGAGTATGTCTCTTCGTCTCCCGTTACTCTGGAGTGACACGACCTACACAGAGTAATACCGTTGGAGACCTCGAATCTAAGTTCGGGGTGGGCCGACCACTTCTTTATATGGTGGACCTCTAGGCCCTTCTTGGCTGGACAGCCGGGCCACTGGCAGCAATTACCGTCTCTCTTTTTAACGGCCTTCCTGAAGCTGGCATAGGCTGGGCTGCTCATGTCCCTCGTAAGATTAAATCGCCTTCGCCTTCTCTTAGGATAGCGCCTGCGATCCATCTTCTTTTTTGGTCGTCTTTTTTTGGGCATCTATGTCGCTTTCTACCATTCTGTGTACAAGATCTATAAAACTAATGGCTCTTTTCCATTTAAGCTGCTGCTCTGCCTTTTGCGGTATTCCTCTTAGATATTCCACCTCAGCGGGCCTATAGAACTTTGGATCTATAACAATGTAGTCTTCAAAGTTACCGATATTGGCATGTTTAAAAGCTTCATCTAAAAACTCCCGAACGCTGTGTGTTTCTCCCGTTGCTATTACATAGTCGTCTGGTGTTTCTTCTTGCAACATTAGCCACATGGCGTTAACATAATCCTCTGCGTGGCCCCAGTCTCGATAGGCATCTATATTGCCGAGCCTAAGCTTAGGAAAGCGGCTTCGGCTAGGAGCATATATTTCTTCTTCTTCAAATATCAAATCGTTGGGTAAAATGTCGTGCTTTTCCTTCCATGCGAAAAAGTCCGCAATCCACTTTGTGATTTTTCTGGTTACAAATTCTTCTCCCCGTCTTTCACTTTCGTGATTAAATAAGATTCCACAGCAACCAAAAATTTTATATCCTTCCCTATAGTTTCTCACTAAGTGATGAGAAGCTAGCTTTGCAGCAGCATATGGACTTTGAGGCTCAAATGCGGTGTCTTCATTCTGATAAAACATAGCATTAGTTGCGTATTTCGAGTCCTCCGCGACAAGCTCGTCTACATTCTTTCCAAACATTTCGGACGTACTTGCCTGATAAAATTTTGTATGTGGAGAGAACCTGCGAATGGCCTCAAGGAAATTGATTACTCCGATGGTGTTGACTTGAAACGTATAATCGGGCTGATCAAACGATGTCTTCACATGTGATTGTGCCGCAAGGTTATATATCTCGTCAGCTTGATATTCTTCCACAATAGAATATACGGAGCCGGAGTCTGAGATTTCATATTCTACAATAGAGAAGCTAGGGAACCTAATGTTATCTAAGCGAGAGAGTGTGTTGGTGCTAGTGCGCCTCTTGAGACCAACGACTTCGTATCCTTTGGATAAAAGTAATTCTGCCAAATAAGAACCGTCCTGACCTGTTACTCCCGTTACAATTGCTTTCTTTGTCATTGTTCCTCATCCTTATAAGTATCTGAGTTTAAAAGAGGCTGATCTACGATGCCGTCCTCGTATTCATGATATTCCGATAAAGTAACTGAAGCCTTGTCAGCAGCTACCCTGTTGACTTCCATCATTAGGCCTTCACGCTTGCGAACCTCTTCATCGTCAAGTTGTCTTAACCAAGCTGAGAAGTTTGTTTTTGCGTCTTCAGAGTTCCGCTTTCTTTGCTCTCTAGTTCCCTTAAGATCCTTCAGTAGTCGTTCCTTTTTTGTTAGTAATTTTTCATGTTCATTAATATAAGAAGATTTTGATGCATAAGCAGCGCCAAGTTGCGTTTGGAAACTTGCTATTGCCTGAGTGTCTTGCATAGGAGTAGGTTTCTGAATCTCATCGTCAATAAGCTTATTCAATCTCTCTATATTCTCCATGACTTCTTGGCGATCTTCCATTCCGCGATTAATAAGCACCTCCGTTCGTATTACCTCTAGGATTTGCATTTCCTCGGTATGGGTAACATCCTCACCAAACTGCTTAAAATAATCAATCCACTGATGTTCAAAGAAAATAATCTCACCGTCGCTAAACTGCTTCTTAAGCTCTTGATAATAATAGCGTCCACGCAGGTGAATAAGTAAGTGCTCATCGTCGGTCATGTCCCGCGCCTTAAGATTTTCCTTATCAATAAACTTTTGGATAGGGACTGTCGTTCGGTTTAGCTCGGAGGCTATTTCCTCAACCGAAAGATCAAAGCAATTCTGGCGTATGTAGCTCATCTCGCCATTTGAAAGTTTACCACGTTTCCGGGTCAATGCCATTCTCCTCTAATATACTCATAATGACCTCAATTAACTTTTCCCTCCGAACCTTTGGAAGCCTTAAATTATTAATAAATCTTATCCAATCCTCACGAAAGCTCACAGGCATTCTGTCGTCTAGCAATTCAAGTATCTCCTTGTTGGAAACATCAACTGCATAGCTAGCGTTTGATGCTGACTCATATAAGGTACTAACTGAGTTCATTAAGTTCCTCTTTGATGCATTTCTCTCTTCCCACCCATTGTATAGTTCGCAATCAGATGGCTTATCAAATGCTGTGCATCCTAACGAAGACTCCTTTAACTTCGGGTCATAGGCACTTATGGGGCAATTGATGCATGGCTTTTCAGGTCGAGAATAGTTATTTCTTTTAAAATTATAAAGGCGATTCCTAACATGTGTCCAGAGGAAGTTTTCAAGTGGCCTTATGCCATCCCAATTCTTCATGCCCTCCCAAGCGAAGAGACGCCCCTGTTGTCTCATATCATCTATGGTGTGATATCCGAACTTGAACTTGTAGCCGAGTCGACCTACTACAACATCAATAATTTCAACAATTTCTTCCTCACTCAGACCCACCGGCGGTTGCCTCCACGTTCTCCAGATCAAGCTCGAAATCTTGGAGCACAACGACAGCGGATGCTCCGAACGCATCTAGGCTTATTTCTACTGCCTGAATTCCACCAACTTCCTCTCCCGTTTCGCTGTTAGTAATCCTTGTTTCGTTGGGATTTCCTGTATATATAATCTTTAACCTCATACGCCCTCTATGCCTCCTATTGGGAATGTGGCGTCCGCCGTGGAGTATTGCTCCATAATAGCATCAAGGGGCTTATCTTCTGATTCAAGCTCTGCCTTGACCTCTTCTTCAAGCTCCTCACTGGCCTTTGTTATCAACTCGGAACTTACAGCCTTGGCTCGTGGCTTTCTCTTTTTCTTCTTTTTTGGTGGCATTATGAGTTTCTCCTGATTTGCGTGAACATAATTCAAGGTATTTACACTACAATATTATATACACGAATAACCACTTTTTGGGATGATAATATGAACATAAAATGGACAGAAGATGAGAGGGAATATATAAGGAATAATGCAGCCACAATGAAGGATGTGGAGATTGCTGACGAGCTAACAATAATGTCGGGGCGGTGTGTAACCCTTGACGCGGTGAGGAAAGTGCGGCAAAAGCTAGGAATTATGAAGAAGCCGGGCCGTGGGGTCTGTGCGTTGGTGTATTCTCCTCCAGAAGAAGCAAAAGCGGATCTCTCTAATTGGGAGAACGAGAGTGACTCTCTCCAAACAATATCAGATCGATCAGGTTGAATATCAGATCCGGAAGACGGAGCGTGGCATTAAAGTGCTATATACTCAGGGTGCTGACTTTAGTAAGATTACAGGGTACGGGGAAAGGAGGGAGAAACTAAAGGACGAGCTGGAAAGACTAACTGTGGAAAGATACTTTTCTTCGGGTCGGTGGAAGATTCTTAGAGGGGGGCGTCGAATCCCAAAGTCTCCAGAGTGGCCACTATAGGAACACTTATGATTAGTGAAGATAGAATTAGAAGGATGATGCAGCAACTGGGGTGGGACACCCTGAGTGAAGAAGAGTTGCTTGATGCGGTATCGGAGCAGATGGATCTGATGGTGAAGGCTGGGCAGGTGGAGCGACTGATAGGAGAGGATGGGGGATTCTACTATAGATCTATTGCCGAGTCACCGGATAGATTTCAGTTCCTTTGTCCGATCTGCAAGCACGGGGTTAAGTTGCCTCCTAATTTGATAGGTAGGCTGGGTAGGTGCTCGGGGTGCTCGAATGTGGTTCCTATCCTCCTCTATGGGAAAAGTACATGAGGGAAATGACTTCTGAAGATTTGACTCGCCGTTATCCTTATGGGACTAAGGTTAAAAAATGCTGCGGCGTCTACGCTATTGTCAATCAGACTAATGGCAAGGCCTATATCGGGGCTTCTCACAATATATACAAAAGGAACAGATCTCATAACGGTCATTTGTCTAGTGGGAATCACAGCAACAGCTCTCTTCAAGAAGATTACAATAAAGGCCACTCTTTTAAACATTACATTGTCTGTGAATGTCCAGAGGGAGAGGAGCTACAAAGGGAGAAGGAAGTTCTAGGCTCAT